GGGTAATTCGAACCGCGGCCTCGGGCTAGGGTCAGAATTTTTTTTGTGTTTATTTTTTTTCGAGGCGCGGTGATAATGGGGCAGGAAAAAGGAAAAAATCATGGCTGAAAAATCCCCGCTTAAAATCGAATATCTGCCCGTTAAATCTTTATTGGCGTATGAAAAAAACGCCCGGACCCATTCCCCGGACCAAGTCGATCAGATCGCCGCGTCCATTCAGGAATTTGGGTTTACAAATCCGATTTTAATTGACGAAAAAAATATCATTATTGCCGGCCATGGTCGGGTCGAAGCTGCAAAAAAATTAAACCTGCAGCAAGTCCCGGTTATTGTCTTGCACGGCCTGACCGACCTGCAGCGCCGTGCCTATGTTCTGGCAGACAACCGAATTGCGCTTAATGCCGGCTGGGACGAAAACCTGCTGGCGGCGGAATTGGCTGACCTGCAGGACGAAGACTATGACATTTCCATGATCGGATTTTCTGACGTCGAACTTGAAAGGCTGCTGCCAGAGGCGGCCCCGTTAAATTCTATGCCGGTCTTATCGGCCGCGCCTAAACCGGAATTTCAGCAAATCACTTTCACCCTTCATAATGAGCAGGCCGCCCGGATTAAGGCGGCTATGAACCTCGCGCGCAGCATGGGGCCTTTTTCGTCCCTGAATGAAAATAGCAATGGCAACGCTATCGCCCGCGTCTGCGAAATGTTCTTAAAACAGAACGGCGAGGCAAAAAAGGAATCCGCTGATAATGGGAAAAGCTAAGGATATTCAGGTGGCCCCGATATCGGCCGCCGATGCTGCAAAGATAGTTAAGCGGGTCCATTATTCCGGCAAGGTTGTCCAAAATAGTCAGCTTCATTTCGGCGTTTTCTTGAATGGCCGCCTTGAGGGCGCCATGCAATTCGGCCCCTCCATGGACAAAAATAAGCTGATCGGGCTGGTATCTGGCACGGAATGGAATGGCTTTATTGAATTGAACCGCATGGCCTTCTCCGACCGCCTGCCGCGTAACAGCGAAAGCCGCGCGCTCGCGGTTGCCCTGCGCATGATGCGGAAAACATACCCTCATATTGAATGGGTTATTTCTTTTGCCGACGGTACGCAATGCGGCGACGGGACAATTTACCGGGCCAGCGGTTTCGTCCTGACCCAGATCAATAAAAATAAGACTTTAGTGCGCCTGCCCGACGGAACCGTGGCGGCAAATATGACCTTTAGCAAAGGCCGGCATATCCTAGAAAACGGCCGCGCGGGCTTGGCGCCGGGCGCTGTCCCGCTGGCAGGCTTTCAATTCCGTTATTTGTATTTTCTCAACCCGGCCGCGCGCTCGCGGTTGACCGTTCCTGAAATCCCATTTTCGAAAATTGACGAAATGGGGGCTGGAATGTATAAAGGTGAAAAGCGCGGGGAAAACATTGATAGTGATGCCCGGGCGTTCCAGCCCGGTGAAGGCGGTGCAAATCCGACCTCCTCGCTCCAACCCCTTAAAGAATAAGGGGCCGCAAAAATGCAAGGCATTACAGTCGCGGAATTTGCAAAAATCAAAAATGTCAGTCCGACCGCCGTGCATAAAGCTATTGCCGCCGGCCGGCTGGTGAATTGCCTTATACATGACCCGAAATATAAAAAGCCCCGGATTGACCCAGTCGTGGCGGCGCAGGAATGGGAGCGCAATACCGACCACGGCAAGCGCCATATTGGCGCGGATATCCGAAGCACGCCGGCGCGCCCAGAGCCGCATTCAAAAAACCCGGACGGGCCAGTTTCCCCGACCGCTAAACAGGTGATTGATAGCTATAAGGCCCGCCTGCTTAAGCTTGAATACGATAAAAAAGCCGGCGCCTTGGTCGATGCGGCCGCCGTTGAGTCTGAATGGTTTAAAATAATTACCGAGGCAAAAACAAAGTTTCTCGGCCTGCCGGCAAAAACAAAGGCCGCCCTGCCAAAATTAACCCCTGCGGATATTGCCGTGCTTGATCGCTTGGTCCGCGAAATACTGACGGACCTTGCTGATGGAAACGGCTGACAAAATTAGCGCCCGGGCGCGCAAGGCATGGGCGCCGCCGCCTAGCCTTTCCCTTTCTGAATGGGCTGACCAATACGCATATTTAAGCGCGGAAAGCAGCGCCGAGCCGGGGAAATGGCACACAATCCCATATCAGCGCGGCATGATGGACACTTTTACCGACCCGTCTATCGAGCAAATAACGATTATGAAGTCGGCGCGGGTCGGATATACAAAAATCATAAACAACGCTATCGGCTATTTTATCCATTATGACCCCTGCCCGATTATGGTGGTCCAGCCGACAATCGAAGACGCCGCCGGATATTCTAAAGAGGAAATCGCGCCAATGCTGCGCGATACCCCGGTGCTTGAAAAGCTGGTTTCGGAAGCGCGCGCCAAGGACTCGGACAATACGATTGTGCAAAAAACTTTCCCCGGTGGCGTGCTGTCCATGGTCGGCGCCAATTCGCCCCGCGGTTTCCGCAGGGTCAGCCGCCGCGTCGTTCTTTTCGACGAGGTGGACGGATACCCAGCAACGGCCGGAACCGAGGGCGACCAAATCAAGCTTGGGATTAAACGGACAGAATATTACTGGAATAGAAAAATTGCGGCGGGCAGCACCCCGACCGTTGACGAAGTAAGCCGCATTCAAAAGCTTTTTAAGCTTTCAGATCAGCGCCGTTATTTCGTCCCTTGCCCGCATTGCGACGCCCCCCAGTTTTTAAAATGGGGCGGCAAAAATGAGAAATTCGGCATTAAATGGCCGGAAGGTGAGCCAGAAAAAGCATATTACGTCTGCGAGGCAAATGGCTGCATAATTGACCATTCGGAAAAATTCTGGATGGTAACGGAAGCGGACCGCCGGCAGCAGGCGGACCCGCTTTGTGGCTATGGCTGGCAGGCCACGGCGCCCGGTAACGGCAAGCACGCCGGCTTTCATATCTGGGCGGCGTATTCTTTCAGCCCGAATGCAACGTGGGGCCAGCTTGCGGTTGAATGGCTTGATGCAAAAGACGACCCTGAAACGCTTAAAACCTTTGTCAACACCGCGCTCGGGGAATGCTGGACGCAGGAATATACCGCCAAGCTGGGCGCGGAAGGACTCGCCGCGCGGGCCGAAACCTACAAAATCAACACCGTGCCGGCGCGCGCCCTGCTGCTGACCGCTGGCGTGGACGTGCAAGATAACCGCCTTTGCGTAAAAATTAAGGCATGGGGGGAAGGCGAGGAGTCGTGGCTGGTCGATTATGCAGAAATTTATGGCGACCCCGCTGACCTTTCGGTTAAAGGCCCATGGGAGCAGGCCGACCGGATGCTTAAGCAAGAATTTATCCATGATACGGGGGCAAAGCTGCGCGTGCAGGCGGTGGCGGTAGATACTGGCGGCCATTTCACGCATGAGGCATATATTTTCTGCCGCGCCCGGAAAAAGCGCAGATTTATTGCCATTAAAGGCGCCTCAACGCCCGGGCGGCCGGCGCTTGGCAAGCCCTCGCTGCAGGATATCAATTACAAAAACCAGACAATAGAAAAGGGGGTTTCCCTTTTCCTTGTCGGCGTCGACACGATCAAGGCGACGGTTTACGGCAGATTAAAAAAGGATGCCGCGACCGGCGCCGGCGTCTGCCATTTCCCTGTCGGCCTGCCTGACGATTATTACAAACAACTGACCGCTGAAAAGCAGGTGGTCAAATACGTCAACGGCCACGCCCGCCGGTACTGGGTGAAAAAAGATAGCGCGCGAAATGAAGCGCTTGACTGTGAAGTTTATGCCTATGCCGCCCTGCAATACTATTACACGCGGACGAACCGAAACACTGTCTGGTTGCAAGCTCGGCAGTTATTGGCTAATCTGATACCAGAACCACCCGCGGGGGACGGGCAACTGCCGCCGCAGGAACCCCCACCGCCCAAACGGCCGCCGGCCGCCCGCAGGCGCAATAGCTTTGTGAAAGGTTGGCAAAAATGACCGCAGAAATCCCCAGCAACGAACCCTCTTTAATTACCGCTGGGGATACGGTCGAATGGCAGAGGCAAGACCTTACAGATTATTTGCCTGCAGATGGCTGGGCGCTTTCTTATTCCCTGATTAACTCAACTGGAAAAATCACTATTAACGCCGGCACGTCGGGCGAGGGCTATCTTGTCAGCCTTTCGGCCGCCGTAACGGCAGCTTATACCGCCGGCGTCTATTCGTGGCAGGCTTATGCCACAAATTCAGGGGATAGCAAGCGCGTTGTTGTCGATTCCGGAACAATGGAAATCGCCCCGAACTTTTCTGCTATGGCGAACTATGACTCCCGCAGCCATGCCAAAAAGGTCCTTGATGCAATCGAGGCAGTTATTGAGGGCCGCGCCTCGGTCGATCAGGAATCGTATGCCATTATGGGCCGCCAGCTTAAGCGCACCCCCATGGCTGACCTGCTGAAATTGCGCGACCGTTACAGCGCGCTTTACTTGGCGGAAGTTAACGCCGAGAATGCAAAAACAGGTAAAGGCAAAAAGAATAAACTTAAGGTGAGGTTTTAATGATCTGGCCCTTTAATAACAGAAATAAAGAAACCAAGCCCGCCCAAGCGCCAGCCCCAGCCCGCCTACGCGGGTTTTCTGGTGCACAAATCGGGCGCCTGACAAATTCTTGGCTCGTAAAATCTCAATCTATTGACTGGGATATTCAAAAATCCCTGACCATTTTGCAGGCCCGCAGCCGGGACCTTTGCACAAATAACGACTATGGCCGCAAATTCCTGCAGATGTGCGCGACCAACGTGGTCGGCCCGACCGGCTTTGATCTTGCTGTCCGGGTTAAAGAAATCGGCGCCGGCGGCGAGGTTAAAGTAGACAAGCTTGCCAGCGACGCTATTAAGTCTGCTTTTTGGGACTGGGCAAAGCGCGGAAACTGCGACGTTACCGGCAAACATTCATTTTTTGATATTTGTAACCTTTATATCAAAGGGGCCGCGCGCGAAGGCGAGGTCTTAATTAGAAAAGTTTACGGCACGCAGGCCGGCAAATACGGATTCCAGCTTCAAATTTTGGATATCGACCGTCTGGACGTTGAAAAGAACGACCGCCGCCTCGCAAATGGCAATATCATTAAAATGGGAGTGGAAGTTACGCCCTATGGCCGCCCGGTTGCCTATCACCTGCGGATTTCGCACCCCGGCGACAATCCTTATTACACTTACGCCGGCGCATTTTATGAAGTGATTCCAGCGGAAGATGTTTACCACCATTTTATCAGCGACCGCCCAGAGCAAACACGCGGCATTCCTTGGCTGGTTTCTGCCATGATGCGCCTGCAGAACCTTGGCGGATATGAGGAGGCGGCCGTTATTGC